TGGACCACCAAAATCGAATGTTGAGTTAGTACGACCTTGAATATAGTTGTAATTCTTAATTAACGACCCGCGCAGACCTTCATCATACAGTTCGCCAATAACATCGGCTGGCTTTAACTTTGATGCAAGTACTGGAATGTAATCTGTTGGTGCTACAGGTGTACCTTTTGTGACTTCCTTAGCGATGCCCAGATAACTTCTGACGGAATTTTGTACTGCCATTTTTTCACTCTCCTACTGTTGGGGCTGGTGTTGCCTTGGTTGTCTTTTTGATTAAAACATTATGCGCCACAAAATCATTGGGCGCATCAAACTCGTCACCCTTTGCGACTGTGATTCCCAGCGTTGGGAAAGTGCGCACATCTTCGCCCATATATATGTATGTTGCCATGCTGTTCCTTATACTGTAATCATCTGGGTGACAATAAAACGAACTGTCGCCCATGTCTCGGTGGATGTTCCCTTTTGGGATAATGGCTCGCCATAAGTAACATCGATGGTTGGCTCAGCGGCTTGCCAAATTTGTATGCCTGATGAATCACCTAATCGGTGGTCGCCTTGGCGCAAGATTTCTTTGAGTTGGTCAATGATAGTGTCTAGGTCTGTCATCGCATCTTCGGAATTTCTTTCGAGGCTGTGATGAAATAACTGCAACGCAACTGTGTAATCGACTCGTTTCCATCCGTCACTGACTCCACCATTAGCGATGCGGCTTTCGGTTTCATCCTCAATAAATATGACCAAGGCGCAACGATTGAGTTGGCTAGGCAGAGCATTGACTTGAAAATCGATACGCTTTGGGAACGAAGTAAATACCTGTTGAATCCCCGGAATCGTAGGCGGGGCTAGGTAATTTGCTAGTACTTGTCGAACCTGAGTGCGACCTACTACTGATTTGACTTGGCTCATTAGCGAACTCGTCTGTAAGGTTGAAGCAACTGCATGGCGAGCGCAATTTCTTGACCCACTCTATCGGCATTTGGCAGGGCAGTTCCCGGACTTGTTGTGACTTGCATTGTCATGGAACTATCTCCACGAGTTTTCAAAAACGCTGTTGTGACGAGAATACACGCTTGCTTAACGGCAGGTGGGAGCGCACTAATAGATACAGTCGGTGCGTGTGAATAAACTAATGGCGCGTTGATTGGCACAGTGGTTGAACCAAACACATAGGTGTTTGCGACTGTGACATTTTCTGTGTATTGACCATCGTAAATTTTTAGCATTTGACCAGCAAGAATGCCGTTACCATCTGCGACAGTTAGGCTAGTGGAACCAGCAACTGCTGTTACGATAGTTGTGTTTGCGTATCCATTGACATAGGTGTACTTCAAAAATACTTCATTTCGGTTGCCTGAGGACAGCGCACCAAACTGCAACGGACCTTGTGATGTCCATGTTCCCAGCGTTGCATTTGGAACGATGATTTCCTCGTCCTCAATCCACGCGACAGAGCAATCAGGTAGGCTCATAAGGCTTGGCGGATATCCATACTCCATTGATAACAGCGCAACGACAGGGCTGTATCGAGGGTGGAATCTGATAGACCCATCACCGCTATAACGGGAGCGTTGTTGCTCACTTTCAACTGTCGCGGCTAAAACTTGATTGCAGAATGTATCAATCCATGATGATGCGCGAGCAATTGCATTTGCTAGTTCGGCATCTTGGTCGTCAGGGTCTTGGGAGTTAAATACGAGGTTGTCGATATCAATCGAGGTTGGCGCATCCTTAAATTCCTCTAGGGTGAGGTAAGGAATAGAGAACGCTCGGGTCGTTCCTGTATACGCATTAGACATTTAATTCTCCGCACTTTGAGCATTTCTTAAAAAACGAACCAAACCCACACGCCTTGCATGGGAATCCTTTTGCTGTGGTTACTCCACTGGCGCTCGCCTCGCCCAATCCTTCTGCCTTCAATTTTTTAATGAGTTTAGGGTCAGTGACATTGAACATGCCATCCCTACCAGCCTTTAGAACTCTTTCGCCATTTTTTGTTTGAACGGATAGTTCTTTCATTCCTTGCGGTCCTATTAACTTTGACATGCTTCCCCCCTAGGACTCGAACCTAGATTCTCAGAGCCAAAATCTGATGTCCTGCCAATTGGACGAAGGAGAATTAGGTATGTTGATGAGCCTTTTAAAGACTTGCTCAGGTCTGTATTCATTTATTGTTCGGTAATTATCTCTGCTGTTGTAACATCATCTCTGCCATGATTATCGGCAGGTTGATGGCAACCACATTCAAGACACATTACGCAGATGCAATTCCTGAAACGACACCATTCCATGCTGGCGCGTAGCACATGAATGTGCCGCGGAAGTAGGTAGAGAAGTCGTATGAGAATTGGTTTACAGGCCATTGAATACCCATGTAATCCTGTACAAGCACATTCGCCCAAACATCTGAAACCTCAGTGTCAGGGATTGGAAGTGCGTAGGATAGAACTGGGGCAACGCCCTGTGGTAGCCATGGGTGAACAGTAAGGTCTACCATCTTTCCTGTGATTTCGTTGTTTAGCGCACCAATTACTGCACCGCCAACATAATCTCCAGTCTCTGTTTGTGCAAGAGTTAGACGATAGTTTGCTGTTGAACCATTCTTGATTGTATCTGAAAGTTGCTTGCGGTCTGCACCATTTAGCAAGATTTCATCTGGGTCAGCCTTTACTGCTTCGTATAGTGTACCGAATACAGATTGGAACTCAGCGCCCGGATTTGATGTTGAGAATGTTCCATTGATGTTGTTAATCGCACCTGAAATAGATGGGTTAAGAACTGTTGGAAGGATTCCATCATAACCAGTTGCGTAAGCAGATGTGTCTGCTGTAACTGTTGATGCGAGTGTTCCTGATACTGCAAGTGCCACATTGTTTCCAAGTGTTGCGCCTGTTGCAGCGTTGATGTATCCAGTTGTACCTGTGATTGTTCCACAGTAGTACGCATTTGCAGCACCTGTTGATGTTCCAACATAGACACGGTATCCAAGTGCACCAGTAACGCCAGTGACATTGATTCGTAGAACCTGTGCTGTTGTTGCTTGTGATACAACAGATGACAATACAGACTGACCAAACGCACCAGCGTTAGATGTTAGGTAAACATAGTAAGTTGCATTTGGAAGTGCGACCTGTGAACCTGCTGCTGCTTGTGCAGTTAGTGTAAATGTAGGTGCAGCGAGTGCGCCTGAGTAACCTGATGCTGTACCGCGTGCCATAAGCATCATGCGTTCTTCCATAAGCATTGTTGCATATAGAGTAGAAGTTGATGACAACTGGCGTAGGTCTTGGTAACCCAAACCTGAGAAGTTTGCATCGAATGAAACTTGGTCAGATAGTGAGTATGAGTTGTAAGGCAGTACTAAATCATCTGCTGTGTAGGAAATCTGCGGTCCACGCTCGTACATAAGCGGTGTTGATGCGCCCGGTGCGAAGTTATTCTGTGTGGTTTGTGTAATTCCCGGCCAGATGTTTCCTTGTCCACCAGTACCTGTACCAGTGTAACCAGTGATGCGCTTGATGCGGTGTGATGTACCGACACCCTTCTTACGAACAATTTTGTTACGCAAAGGTGTTGGACGAGGTGTAAGCAACTTTGCAGGTGCTTCCAAGTCAAACGCTGCGAATGATGTTGAAAGAGGAGATGTTAGTGTGATTTCTTTTGCGATATCTGCTGAGATAGCGCGTTGTGTTGCAAGTGCATTGTTAAGCGCACCAACTGCATCAGGTGATAGAGACTTGTTTGCGACAAGTGCTTCCATTTGTGAAACAGGGTCTGCTTGTGGAGCAATTCCTGGAGTGTGTGAAGGGTTAGCGAATGACTTGTTCAGTTCACCAAGATATGCCTCTTGGAGTTCTGCTGCTTCGCGTGGCTTTACATCACCAAACAGGTCTGTTGCTTTAGGCATTTGTGCCATAAGTTAAGATTCCTTTTCGTTAAGTGTGTTATTCGCTCTTTGCAGGTGCCGCTTTTGCTAGCAATTCGTTAGCAATTTCGCGGTATCCTTTTGCAAGAACTGGGTCGGTTGATGCATCGGCTTTGGCTTTATACGCCAAACCTTTTGCAAGGTATTCATTTGATTCTGCGCCTTGACGAATCGCTGTCCGCTTTGGACCACCTGCGACTGTCTTTGATAATGCTGTGGTGAGTTCGGATTCAAGTCTTACTGACTTCTCTACCGCAGACTCTTTTTCTGCGCGCAGGGTATCAATCTCTGCTCGTACCGATTCCATAGCACTCTTAACGGCTTTATCGACAACATCTTCGAG